ACGCTCCATCGTGTATAGGTATTGGGTTGGTTGTGGCTAACACCGAATCTCTTGGGTCAAGTGAAAATGCTCCTGCTGGACCTGACATATAATTTATTCCACCTGGTCCAGATTTGAAGTCTTTTGCCAGATTGGTTTCTTCTTTCTTTTCAACAAAGAGTCTTCTCTGTTCCATTGCTGCTCTACTTTTACCTTTTTGTGCACTAACAAGGAGTTGGTCTATAAGTGATTCTGCTATCTCTCCTAACTGCTCATCTTCATAGTCACCTACAAATGCACCACCTCTCATAGAAAATTCAGTTACATTTTCTTCAAGAAACTTATCAATATCTCCACCTGCTAATTCTTTAAATGTATCAGCACCTAATTGTTGAGTAAGTAACTCTCTGAAGAAATCTTGACCTAATTCAGCTGCATCAAAATCAACATTACTTATATTAAAACCCTCTTTTTTTCTCCTTGCCTTTTCAAATTTACCAACCAATTCATCTGCAGACATGGTCATGAAGTTATCTTCTCCTTTAATTTGTTTGAATATATCTGCATCTGCTGATTTTATAAACCCTTCTGCTAATAATCTTCTCGCATCTTCATCATCACCACCTATATCTTTCTTAATAGATTGAATAAATGATACTACTTGTTTTGCTTCATCTAAACCTGCTTCAGTTGCTGCCATGTCTGCTAAATTCTGTAAATTTGTAGAATAATCATCTATTACACCAGAAGCTGCTACTAAAGAGTCTGTAAATGTTTTAAGACCTTTACTATCTAACTTGCTAAATTCTTCTTCTGTCATTCCACTTGACTTTAACAGACCTTGTGCAGACTCAGTATCAATTTTTAGAATATTAGCAAGTTGTGTTTCTAATTGACTAAAACTTATACCTTGAAAAGCATCAGCGAGTGCTTGTGTAATATCGTTTTTTCTTGCTCTAACTGATAATGCTATATCTCTTTGAATGTTTGCCGTAGCAGTTCGTGCCGCTCTTCCTAACTCTTCTTCTTCAGTTTCAAAATATTTAGCAACTGCTTTACCAGCAAATTGTCCAAGTCCTGCACCTAACGCCATTCCTGCTGGACCACCAAGTAAAAATCCAATACCACCACCGATTATTCCACCTGCTAAACTACCTTGTGCGTTTCTCTTTTCTTTTGCATCTTTAGTGGTCGCTATTTTAAATACATCTGCACCAAGTGAAATTGCCGCGGCTGCTGGCCCTAATACTCTCATAAATTTTGCAGCACCTCCAACCCGATTTGCTACTGTAGCACTTTTGCTTAGAGCACCAACCCCAGTTCTTGTTCGTGAACCAAACTTTGAACCCATTCCTGCTGTACCAGAAAATAAATTTTGGAACATACCACCTCTTCCCATACTACCTCGGAGTGCGGGCATACCACCACCACCAAAACCTAATACTTGTTTTATATCATTTGCAAATTTTATTCCTTTAATTGCAACGAGTGCCCCGAATAATGCTTTTGCACCAAAAACAATATCATCAATTACCTCTTTTAATCTTTTTGGGTCATCTAATAATTTTTCAAGTGAATCTGCTATATCAGTAATAATTGGTAATAATACATCACCAATTTTAATTGAAATTCTTGACCAAAGTGCTGAAAATTTATCTTGTAGATTTAATTGTTTTTGCATCAATTTTTCTCTTGCAAGTTCATCTTTTATTATGTCAGCCTCTTTTCCTTCAAGTTTACCTTGTAAATACAATTGTCTCTGTAAATCTTTTATTGCTTGGTCTGCTGTTGTTCCAGTTATATTTTGAAATTCTTTCTTTTGTTCAAAATTCATCTGTCCTATTGCTGTTATTTGGTCTTCTAATTTTGCTGTTCCAGTCAATTGTTTTATATCATGTGCTCTTGCTTTAAGAAACTTACCTTGTCTTCTTAATCGTGTTGATTCAACAAGGTCTATACTTCTACCAAATAATACTGACGCTTTCATTCCTTTTGTAAACATCTCTTGGAATCCAGTAGATGCTGCTTGTGTATTTGCTATATCGTTTAGATTTAATCCAAGTTTTCTTGCTGCTAATACTTGACTCAACATTTGGTCTGTCTGTCCAGCAAATATCATAGCGGTGTCACCACTAACTGCTTTTAGGTCTTCAAAAACTTTATTAACTTGTACACCACTACCAACAACTTCATTCATATAGTTATTAATATCTTCGGTTGAGGCCCCAAGTAACCTTGCTTGACTTGTAACTTCAACTAATGTGTCTGCGGAAACACCAAACGCTGTACCCATTTTTATAGCAGTACTAACTATACTCACAGTTTCTTCATCTAAATACCCAAAGTTATCTGCTGCTACTGCGGATGCTTTAGCGATATCATCTACAGATGCTCCAAATGCAATTAGTTCTGGTTGTACACTTTTTATTGCCGATTGATACTCTTTTGTATTTTTAACTAATAATCCAGCTTGTCTTGCCGTCCCTTTTCCTAATTTTTCTAACTCAAGAACTCTTTTAACTGATAATGCTATCGCTCCCGCAAATGCTATCAATGGGTTTAGTAATAACCTTGCTTGTTTAATCATGTTCTTTATTGAGGCCGCTTGCATTCCAAACTGGTCTGAAACATCATCTGCAACATCACTAATTTTACCCATAACGAGTAATTGTTTCTTTTGTAAATTTAGGTGTTCTTTTTCATTTTTATTTAATTTGTTTTTATTAGCAAGTATTTTTTTCTCTATGGTTTCTGCTGCTTTTTGGTATTGGTTCTTCTTTTTAATAAAACCCAATTCTTCAGAAAGAGCTTTAAATTTGTTGTTTGTTAGATTAAATGAATCTTGTAATATCTTTGCTTGTTTTTTTCTTCCTTTACCTATAGCCTCTTCTATTGCTGCAATTGACGCCATAGTTGTTTTGGTCGTACCTAATATTCCAGCTAATCTTCTCCCACCGAACTCAAGTTCTTTTACTATATCCCGATACCCTTCTGCAACGGCTTTACCTTGTTTTGTTGTGGGTTCGGCACCTCGTTTTGATGTTTTTCTTGGTGGCATTATACACCTAAGTCTTTAAATATATTATCTTGATTTTTATAAAATTTATTTGTCTTCTCTGCCTTTGCTATATCGTTTTGTAAAGATAATATAGACTGATACATTCTATTTACTTTATCACCAAGTTTTTTATCTTTTCTTGATATCTTAGCAACGGCTTGTTTACCTTTTCCTTTTTGTAGTGCTTTAAGTAACACTGCCATCATTTTGTTTTCATTTAATGATTCCATAATTTTCTCCAGTGTATGTGATTATACAATTATAAATATCACAAACTACTAATTTTGTGGTAGTTTAACGGCAGGTCTTAGTATAGTATTTGGATTTTGTGATTTTTTTGCTTGTTGCGCTTGTACAGATGCTTGTTTTGCACCTTTGTCTTCGTTATAATCTATAATTTTCTTTAAATAATATTGACGCAACCAAACAGGCATATTATAGACAGAAGTATAATCAAATCCACCATTTCCATGATAGAGAAGATTCCAAATTTCGTTATGTATATAAGGTCTATCTTCGGCGGTTAGGAAAAAAAAATGAAATATCTATTGGTATATCTAACTCTTCAATTTCCCCATTTGACGATTCATATGCGAATGTCATATCTAAATCAGGAGTCATATCGTATATTTCATCTCGTAGAAATGAAGAGTCGCCTGCTAACAACTCAGTATCAACATAACTTCTAATAGATTCTTTTTTATCATTTCCATCTACTGCAGTAATTGTATACTTTAGACGGGTTGTCATTTCTGGAAGAACTCCAGTTGTTTTTTCAATTTTTTTCAATCCCTTGAGTTCAGTATCAATCGCTTTGTCATCACCAGAAGTCAATATTCTTACTGTGATATCTCTTTTTGAAAGAGGTAATTTTGTAGTAAACTCACGAGTTCCCGCAATAAATTTTGAAAAATCTACTTTCTTATCATCTAACTTTGATAAGTCTATAGTCATTTCTTCTTTAATATCAGAATCATTTGGGTCTGTTACCGTTATTGTATAATCTTTACCATAACCAAGAACTCTTGATGCTATCATTAGTGCATTCTTATCACCTAACAATAAAGTATCTAAATCTACTTTTTCAACTATTAGACTTTCTAATACTCGTTCAAATGCTAAACCTTTTCTTAGTAAAGATTGTGAAGTTAGTATATCTTCTTCTTTTGCTGTCATATATCTCATCTCTACTTTTCCAGAAGAAAATGGATGTTCTTTCGGATATAATTTACCCTTTGAAGGCAAATCTATCATCTCAGTTGGAAACTGAGCCTTTGTTTGTTCACTCATATTTTGTTAACTCCGATATTGATGTTAAAACCATTCTATATATAAATATGTACGAAAGAGAAAAAACCCCCAAAAAAGTTTTGAGGGTTTTTGTGGTGTATAGTATATAGTGTGGACTATACTAAAATTGTAATACTGCGTAATCGTAAGTGATTGTCACACTAATTTCTACAGGGGTTTCCTCAGCCCAACTTAAATCACCAAAGTTTGCTTCTGAAATGTATGCACCCTTTAGTGACCATTCTTCAACTTTATCACCTACTGGACCAAGTACATTAAATACTATGTCTTTCTTGTAGAAGTCTGAGTATCCATTACGACCTGTAACAGACTCATGTGATAAACGAATCCATTCAATGACTGCTTGTGCTCCACTTGGAACAATTGGGTCATATAAAGTTATTGTTATAGGCTGCCAATCTGCTTTACCTTTTAATTTTCTTTTTACATTGATGTGGTCAAGTACTATTTCTCCAAACTGAAGTGTGGGTCTCTGCATAGTTTTAATCAAATACGCTGGGATACCCTCAAGATACATGACATATCTATTTTGAACCTTTGGTTCAAACGCTGTAAAAAATACTTCTTGCGGTGTTAGTAATTCTGCCATTTTAACTTCTCCAAAGTTTTATATGTTTCTTCGGTAATAAATATAAGGTTACTTAAGTTTTCGTCCAGTTTTAAAACAAAAAACCCTCGGGTATGAGGGTTTTCTGTACTTTTTTTTTATGTTTTCACCAATTACTCAGGGAATGCTGCTCCTGTAGGTAATATGTTGAAATCAAGTATGATGAACTCTGCAGTTCTCGTAGGTTGTAAGAATATCTGACCATACATGATATTTCTATCTACCAAGTCTGGTGTATTATTACTATCATCCATTACGACCTTGAACGCTGACAAACCACTTCTCTGTTGAACTGACTCAAGGTAAGGATTAACGATACCTAAGAATCTGTTACGAGTAGCTGCGTTGTTTTGTTCAAATACTAAGAACTTCGTTGCTGATGCGATGAACTTCTTAACTGCAATCAAGAGCCTTCTTACATTAACTCTGTCCAATGCACTTGGTTTGATTTGAAGTGTCTTTTGACCCCAAATACAAATGCCTTGTCCAGGGAAAGTTGCAATCGGATTGATTCTTGCTTCATAAAGGTCATCCCTTTCAGCAAGAGTCAAACGACTCTTAACTTGAACTGCGTCTGTTATACCACGATTCAATCCTGCTGGAGCGAACCATTCATGTGCTAACGCATCGTTTTGTGCTATTACACCTGCTACTGGAACAGATGGGGGAGCCCAAATATATGTGTTATTATCAACATCTCTTATTTGTACCCAAGGGTAATAAGTTGCAACATAACTTGAGTCAAACGAAGTTAACTGAGTTGTTGCTGATGATACTGAAGTTGAGTATTCAAATGCATCCATTACATAGAATGCGTCTGCTCTGGCTTCTGCCACATTTTTTGCTTTAGTTGTTACAGTTGGGTGGATTCCTTGTAAAATACCTGGAACCACAATCATGTTGATATCAAATTCATCTGGATTAGATACTGCGTTCAATGCTCTTACATAAGCGACAGAACCACTTGCGGTTGCTGAAGAACAATCAAATCCTTGTGAGTTTGTATTAACAATATTTGAACCCGTTTTAACATCCGCGGCTGGATTCTTACCATCAAAACCACCTTGCATTGGAACCATAAATTTCCTCTGTGCTGCTGAACCAGTTGTTAGACTTAATGTCACTCCTGCGTTAACATAAGGGGATACTGCTCCCACCGTACCAAGTTGAGCAAACAAATCAAAATCTGCTTGATTTGTCTCTAATGCACTATCTGGTAATGGTGCTAAGTAATTAAGGTTTTGTTGATATAGTGCTTCTGAACCAGACCAATAGTTATATCCATATGCTACATTGTAGTTTACATTCTCATCGTCATCAATCTGTTGTGCAATTTGAGATGCTGCTAAAATTCCTTCTGCACCATCGTTTACCGGAACACTAATTTTACCATATCCACCTGGAACAAGGTCTTTAGATAGTGTTTTATTCTTAACACCGTCTACCACTTCAATGAGTAGATTATCATCAGTTGATGGATAGGTTCCACCTTGTAAAACAAGTTTACCATCTGAATTAACTGTGTAATACTGACTACCAATTACTTTTTCAACATATCTTGGTGAGTCTTTATCTAAGTTAACTTTTTGATAAACCGCTTTGTTATCTGGGCTTCTTTCAGTATCTTCAGAACCATGATAGTTTTTTACCCCACGAATGGTTACGGTAAAATCACCATAGTCTTGGTTTATACCTGCTTTTGCAATTGATGGTGGTCTAATATCACCAATCATTATTTTAGCAATTTTATTTACATTACTACCATGTGAATGTGTTCTGAATCTGAAAAGATTAACTGCCGCACCACCAACTTTTTGTGATACAATGTATGGTGATATTGCTGGTTGATAATCTTTTGTGAAATCCATTGGTGTTGATGCGAATACACCAGAACCACTTGATGCTGCTCCAATAGCTTCAGATGGTGCAGTACCTGCTGAACCACTAATTGATATCGCTGCTGGAGTGATATTTGTTTGGTTCATAGGTAAGTTCAAGTAAACATATGCTTCTTTATCACCTCTTGGGTTTTCACCAAAGACTTTAGTAAGATAGTTATCATTACCACTTGACAAAGATGCTGTATACAATGCACTTGAAACTCCACTACCACTTAATTCAAGTCCGAAAACTGAACTATTGATTTGTGCATAGTGTACACCAAAATCAAGAGAACCTGAAGCTCCACTTGCTAATTCGGCTGCTGATGCACCAATCTCGTAAAGAGATGAAGATGCAAAGTCACCAGTTGGATTCTGAACTGTAGGTGCTAAAACTGCCATTAGGTTTTCTGTCAAATCAGTTCCAGAAGAACTTGCGTCCGTAGCTGCTGAACCAGAGGCTGCTCCATAAATGAATAGTGGATTACTAACTGAATATCCACCTAAATGTAGTACACGAACAACTGTAACGCGACCTGCGTTCTTCATATATTGTTGTACTGCATAAGGTGCATAAAAATCAGGGTTTAATCCACCGAATTTTTCCTTATAGTCATTAAATGACTCTACGGGTGTTGGTACAAATGCTGGCCCTTTCATTGTAGGCCCGACAATTGCTGCCCCTATCTGTGCAATACCAGCGGGAAGAAATGATAAATCTTTTTCGTTGGTAAATACACCTGGGGATACGACTTTTTCCGCCATATTATTATCTCCATAAGTTAATTATTAAGGTTAGAGTATTTCTTAAATAAATATAATTTAAAAAACTCAAAAGTGTGTTTAGGAGTCGTTTATTTCACCAGAATCAAGATTTATATTAACTTTTCCGTATTTTTCTTGTAAGTCATTGACTGCAGTTAATTCTTCTGTCTGAGTATCTGCCCATTCTTTTCTCAACCCATCTTCAGTTTGAGTAAGTACCTCAATTTGATTTGTTATTTGCATTCTTTGGACTTGTATTTGACCAAGTTTTACGGTTATCTCTTGGTATTTAGAACGAACTTTTTGTACTGATTCAAGTTCTTCTGGTGTAATTTTTGTTATTTTTTCTGACATATAACTTTCTCCAAACTAATTAGTTTAATATAAATATCATTTTATTTCTTAAAAACCCAAATTTAAATTTATCTTTTACCATTCTTATACTTTTACTTTACATTTCATCAAAAATGAATTTTGTTTTTCTATAATCATCTTGTTTTTTATGAATATCTTTAGAAATTTTAGTAAACTCATTATGATATTGTTGAGGCCAAACTTTTTGCATCCAACTTGTAACAATATATTTATCATCTGATATTGGTGTTTCTGCATAATGAACATAAGGCCAAAAACAAGGAAAAGAAAAGTGTTTTCCTGTCTCAGGTTTTACTGCCATTCTACTATAAGGAAACATAGTTTTACCACCCTCTTCTACATCATTCAGATAAAACATACTAACAAACATTCTGTTTCCATATTCATATTGATGAGACCCCTCTGTGTGCCACGACTCGTAATGACCAACACCTTTTTCATACTTATGTATTTCCCACATTGGGTAATAAATACCATCTACAAAAAGTTCTTCAGGATTATAATGCTCTAATAATCCAAATTTTTGTGTATATCTTATTATACAATGGTCTGAAGCTTTTTTTATTACATCTACAAATTTATCAGACTCTTCTTCTGGTAAATGTAGTAAGTCAAGTTCACCCGTATTCTTATATTCATTATCAAGACCTCTATGTGTTAACCCATGTTTTACTTCATTTTTTTCGGAGTAACTTTCATATAAATCTATAAGTTCTTTACAAAATTCAGGTGATAAGACATTTTTAGTTTGATGAGTTGTATCCATAAACGAAGTTGCTGGTTTAGTCTTATATTGACCACCATCAATAGAAACATCTGGTTCTATCTCATTAGTATCTATCCTTGGTTTTCTATTAGTAGTTTTGAACATAGTTTTTTTATCTAAAGGTCTAATATAATTTTTATCATCTTCGTACATATCAGGAATTTTTAAATCTTCTTTTTTTAAATCTTTTACTTTTTGTGGATAGAAAATTTTTTCATACTCGTCTCTTAATTGGAAGTCAAATATATCTCTATCAAATCTTGAATGATTTTCCATATACACATTATCCATAACATAATGA